AACACTTGCAGTTGCATATAATGTATTATACTCTGTCTTTTTATCTATCTGACCTATTTTTACTAATGTTGGTTTACCTAATGAACCCAATGAACCAGATTCCTCATGGTGTAAATTTAGTTCACTATTATAAGTATCATAAGTTGATGAAATATCAAAAAATGCATCATCTTTAGAACCACTAACAAATCTTAATACATTTAAACCCTCTTCAAATTCATTTGCGTTTTCATAATATTGATTATCAAACTCAGGTTCTTTACCTATTACTTCTTTATTTCTCTGTAATATATTTGGTTCAATTAATATACCAACCGATGCTTTTGCTCTCGCAGGTATCAATGCCTTTGTTTGTGTAAATACTCCCGCGTCATAGAAACTTAATATTCTTAGATAGTCAAAAAAGTTATTTGGGGAACTATATTTTTTCCAATAATTTCTTGCAGTTCCTCTTAATCCTCTATAATGATATTTGTATTCATCTCTTGGGTCACCTATTTCATCATCAAAGTTAAAATCTGCTAATGAATACATTATATCTTCATTCACCACATCAACTGGTGAGAAGTAAACCCCAAGTTTGTTACTATCTATTGGTGCAAAACTTTGTGCAGAAACTTCTTGTCTTATATTAGATGAAAGGTTACCAAGTAATTTTGATGCCTCAGTTCTAATCTTTGTTGCATTTCTTCTTGCTGGTCCAATGTTTGGTGACCTTAATTGTTCTTTATCAACCAAACTTCTAAATGAGTTACCACTAAATTCTTTAGCACTTGCACTTGCAAAATAATTTGAAGTGAAAGATTTATCATCAATTGATTCTGGTGATGATTGTAAATTTGTATTATCAGCTAGTGGTAATCTAAATATTAAGTTATCATACATAGAAGATGTTGTGTTTCCATTATATGCTTTTGGTGCTCTTACATGGTTATCAAATACACTCTGTGATAATGGTTCACTCCATAATCTGAACTCCATTAAAGAACCACTAAATCTTGTTGTATGGAATTTATCAGAACCACTTGCACCACCAATATATAAATCTCTATCTGCTACAAATGCAGTGTTTATATTACTTGTGTTTGTGGTGATACTTGATGAGTTAGCAAAAACTACTTGTTCTCTACTTGCATCATATTGTTTTGTGGTTAACTCATATGTAATATTTTGTGTAGCGGTATCTGCAGTTAAATCATTACCTGTTGCTAATTTTCTCGTTACCATAACACTCCACATATCATCATTGTAGAATGGTAATAGTGATGAAGTTATAAATGTATTTGCACTACTACCACTAATACTAAATTGTAATCTACCAAGATTATCTACTGCACCATTATCAGTTAATTCTATTGCCCACTTATCTTCTGATTCAACAATAACTTGATTCTTTGATATAGGACTTCTAAATCTAAATTCTATTGTTTCTGGTTTGATTCCACTCGTACCATCATTTTTCCATTCCGTTATCAAATATTCATCTGATTTAAAATCTAACGCGTATGTAAACTTTCTTTTTATTTCATAACTAACTCTATCATTTAAATCTGGTCCACCATATTCCCTCACTCGTAGTATTGAACTTGGTATACCATAACAATTTATCAAACCTTTCATTGCACGAATCGTACCTTTGTTCTTCAAAAAGAAAGGTAAGTTAGAAAGTATTCTTTTCCATATCTCTTCTGTAATAGCTTCACTTGGTGTTTCATTTAATGCTGCACCAGTTGAAGATTTTCCTAACAAGTATGTTGGTAGAATAACTAAATCATTTCCACTATTAACTTCGAATCCCATACTCTTAGCAACTTCCCTAACAATATCTTTTGATATACCCTCTGAAACATTTGGTACTCTTTCATTAATATCTGTAAAGTGTCTTAAGTAACTCCAAGTTTCATCAAATTGTTCACCTACCATATCCATAAAATCTAAGAACACTTCATTTTGTGTATCTTGATTTACATGAGCAGGTAATTGATTTGTTAATCTATCCATGTTTGCTCTATCATACTCTCTTGAGTAACCCACCCAAGTATTCCACCATGATGTAAAATTAGAACTTGAAGTATGATAAAGTGTAGTTGCATTATGTTTTGGCCATGATGCATCATAGAACTCACCAATCGAACTTGATGCGTAACTTGATGAGACCGTATATAAATAATTTTCATATGGTCCAAGTGAATTTATCACTTGTCTTTTCTTAGTATTAAAATCTGAAACTGCTGTTGCAGATGAACTTACCTCTGCGATGGATAAAGATGCAGAAGTATATTTTTCTACTAACTCTATCTTTTTTCTAAAATTTCTTAATCTTGTTTCTGCTGAACTAAATTGTACAAAGTTTCCAAAACCATAATCTGTTTGTGAACCATCTGCAGAAAGTTTATTTGTTCTCTTATTGTAATCAATATTTAATTGTACATCAAGTAAACTACTTGAGTGAACAGAGTTCATTATATCTTCGTTTGTAGACGTATCACTACTTAGTAAGTCATCATATTTTCTGTAATGTGTACCTCTAAAGTTTATTGGGTTTGAAGTAGAATTTAAATTAGGAACTCTAAGAAATAAATACTCTTCATCTTCTTCAACAAATGGTATTAGTTTTATTTTATCTTCATATGCTTCCATCTTCTCTTCAACAAAATAAGTCAAATCACCCACTTCTAATTCTTCAGGTAATGGTTTATAAAATTTAAAGTAACGAGCAGTTTTATCAGAAACAGAATCAAATGGTATAATACCTGGGTCTGTTTGTAATACATCGTTTGGACTATCTAAAATACTAATTGCTAAATGATAACCATGTTCAGTAACCATATAGTTATTCAATCTTGAAATTTTGTTCTTTCTGTAGTTAACATAGAACTCATCGAATAAACTATTTCTAAAATCTTCACCATTATGTTGTGATTGATTAGCACCCTCTTCATATGAAACATCTACACGAACTCTATTGTTATCAAGTACCTCTACAATAGTTGCAACATAATCAACTGGTGTAGATTCCCAAACAACTTCAGGTGGTGGTAATGGTTCATCTTCTGGTAGTTCTTTTATAACACTTATGATTTCATCATCTATTTGTGCACGAACAATATCATCAACTACTTCTCTCGTTACTGGTATGACTGGTTCATCTATTATCCACTCGTTTGTTGGTGCGACTGTACTTGGTGTTGAAGTTGCTGCTCCACCACCAGTTCCTCTATCACCAACACCATCTTGTCCATCTCCAAAATCTTCTGCTAATCTTAACATATTGATACGATGGTTTCTCATGTGTAAGAAGTGTTCCATACTTCTCCATTTACCAAGTGTAGCACTAACTACATTATCAGCATATATAGTGTGGTGTTTATCTAATATTAAATTCCAAACATCTAATGGTGATGATTTAAATTCTGTACCAACTTCGTTTGCCATATACCACTTACCACGATGTTTAATCGGGTGATGGTCTGTTGTGATTAGTTTACCAATCCTAACTAACTTATCACCATATGGTCTATTATCTTTTACTACCTTTAATACTTTTGCAAAACCTTGTTCGGTTTTAACTTTCATACCTGGTTTCATCATCTTGATTGGTAAGGTACGATTGTTACTTAATTTTATTTTTGTATCACCTACAAAACAAACACTACCATAATCATCATCTCTATCTAACTCTTGCCAAGTATCATCTGGTGCAGGAACATCTGCTATCTGTTCTATAACTGGTTCAGGTTTTCCTTTAAGTGCACCATTATAAGCTTTTCTTCCAACCTTTTTTAATACTTCTTTATCAAGTATTTTATTATCTACTTGTTTTTTAACCACTATATCTTTAATAATTTCTCTTGAAACTTTATATTCAAAAGCACCAGGTATAACAATTTGTCCACCAACCATACTATCGGTAAATCCTCTTTCGTTTCTACCTACGATGAATTGTAAAACATTACCATCGGTTTTATCAAATTTTATTTTACCAGCATTTGCTACATTTTTTTTCGGTGTGTACACCATATCTTTATTGATAGATGCAAAATCTTTTTGGTAAGGAACATTGTTTAGTTTTTGTATATCAACTTTTATCTCTCTACGATTAGGTGATATTTGTTTAATTCTATATTGTAATTTTTTTGGTACAAGTTCTTTTGATTTACCCTCTGAGAGTTTTTCTTTATCTGATGAGAAGTAACGAGTACGACCATTTACCATTCGTACTTGTGCTTTACCAATGTGTATAAAACCATCATCGTTAGTTAGTACATCTTCCTTTTTACCTGCCAATCTTCTTAAGAATAAATACTTTACTTTAAATTCACCAATGGTTAATCCCATTGTACGAAGATGTGTACCTATATCTAAATCAACTAAGTTTGGTGTTGGAAACTTTACTTCCCCTGCAGGAAAGATATCATCATCTACATACTTATCTTCCATATCATAAACATATAAATGAATATAATCAGAACCATCTCTACCAAATCCACTATAGACTGTTTTTGGTGATTCTAATTCGTCTCTATCTTTATCCGTTAAACCATATTCTAACATTTACCGAACTCCACTCCGATTTCATTATAATCCACCATGTACAATCCTAATACTTTACCAACTGCCTGTGGATTAGTTTCCATAACTTCTTGTGCCATAACACCTTTATATCTTTGTGTACCCCATATGTATCTGAATCCATAAGTGTTGAATCCATTCTCTATACCAAGTGGTACGATATCTCGTTTCAATCTTTCATCACTAAATATTTTCTTTAGTGCCTTTTTAAGTTTACCACCCTTTTTCTTTTTCTTTTTCTTTGGTTTCTTTTTAACTTCTTTCTTTTCTTGGTCGGTGGATGTGGTATCGTTCAACTCAGCAATCTTTTTATTTAAAGTATTTATTGCATCAGTTAAACCATTATTTAATGTTTGAGTTCTTTCAATCTCACCATCTAATTCTTCTTGTAACGCATTAATATCTACACCAGTTTCTTCTTCTTCATTTTCTCTTGGGAAGATTTCTAAAAATTGTATATCATTCCCAAAGAACTTAACAACTCTGTCTGTTGTACCAGAGTTTTGTCTTACTTGTAATCTTACTAATTGATAATCTTCTTCAATAGATTGTCCTCGTTTTTCTGGCGATTCGTAAGATAGTAGAAAACCACTTTCATCTCTTATAGGATTAGTTGCATCAACAATAGAACCACTTATCTCCATCCTCTTTTTTTCATCTAATGCTTTTCTAAGTTGCTTTTCTTTATCGGCATCGATAATATTTTTATAGTATGGACTTTTCTTTTTAGCCGTTTTATCGAAAATGTAAGGCATTTTATCTCACCACTTTGAATGTAAAATCTTCATCATAAATCATTGAACTTTGAGCCACACCACTTCCACTAACCACTTTGATTGAGAAAGTATAGAATCGTTCTGGTTGAAATCCATCCATCCATAAGTTAAAATAATTACCTGTAGAATCACAACTAACAATTGAACCTGTACCGAATGGTATAATTACATCTTCAGTATCAGCATCTCGTACTGAATAGTATGTACCTTGTTGTAATAATTGTGAACCACTTGGTAGAGTTTTAATATTCAATGCTGCTGGTGTTGTATCAAATCCACGAGTAGGATATAATTCACGACCTGTAAATCTAAATTTTACTTTTGATTTTTCTTTGTACTCTGGTTTTAAATTATTGAAATAAATTTTTAATCTATCTAAATCATTAGAACTTAACTCAGATAAACTACCTGTATCCCAAGAACTATCATCCCACTCAACTTCTAATTTTGGTGGATAGATTGTATGTGTTTCTCTTGAGAAAAACTTTAAGTGTCCTAATGGTGTAGAATTACCCTCTGCAGAACCAGTAGATGTAGTAGGGTCAAAGACCGTAAACATACTCTCTGAAGTTACAAGGTTTTGTCGTTTTACGATGAATCCATTGTTTGGATAAATCGAACTTGAATAAAGATGGTTCTTAACCAAACCAGTAACATCCATTCTAATATCACGAGTCTCATAAACTAAATCTTGTGATGAACTAACTTGATACTCACCTAAACTTGATGTGAACCAAGTACCACCTTGTGTTAAACTACCACTTACCCATTCTGTTTTTGTAGTATCATTATCACGATACTTCCAACTTGCACCATCACTTAGTGCTGGGTCTCTATCTTTTGTACCAGTACCACCTGCCCAACTTCCACTAACTATATAAGCATACAATGATTGTTCTACCGCCAGTTCTTCTGAACTTGCATCATATAAGTTTAAATAATATTTTGCAGTACTTGGTATCACTCCACTTTGTACTGAAGATGATATGTAACCATAATTAAATTTTATTAAAATTCTTGATGCATTAATCGTAGCACCAGAAGAATTTACATGCTTCTCTACTTCTAATATCTGGTCTAAACCTGTATTAATTGATGAAGTAACATTACCCTCATATATTGTTGCATCTGTTATTGGATATTCAAAGTAATACATTATACATCTCCCACTACTCTACCCTCAATATCTGTATTAGGGAATTTAAGTTCAAATATACTTGGGTCAAGTGAAGAATATACAACTCCATCTTTTGTAGCTGATTGTACATCGTAAATATGTCCACTATACCCATCTTCTGTTTTGTATTTATTTTCTATAACAACAAGTTGCTTGTTAGGATTATCGTCTTCTGGTGGTACGACACTTGCCACACCATCTACTAATGAAATCTTGTAAGCAATATCACTTAAAATTATTGGTTGTCCAATTTGCCAATCATCAGTATTGAAATGTTTCTTAACAGCTTCAATACATTTTAGTAGTACTTCATTTTTATTAAACCCTCTTTGAGTTATAATACTGAATCGTACTCCCATGTTAACAATGTAACCATCTTTAATATTGATTGCATCTGTAACCAGTCTATATTGTGATAAATAAACTCTAAGATTTTGTTTTACCACATCGTTAAGTGCAACTAAATTTTTCTTACCATCGTAACCTAACACATACATATTTAATGCAAGTGGATTAGGTATCACACTTGTGTTTGGTTGTTTAACAATTCTACCTTGTTTCATAATGGTTTGAGTATTAACTTCTAATTGTTCATCTTGAACTAAAAATACTTTTGCAACTGCACCATATTTTTGTGGTAAGGAATAAACTCTAATAACATAATCTTCTTTTGTTACCGCACGATTCTGTGAAGCAAAATGTGCTGCAGCATTCTGTCTTACCTCTTCAGGTGATTCTCCACTACTACCACCAGTTGCTGGTTCGTTGTTTATTATTGATAAACTATCTTTCGTTTCTTTTACTTTTGTAGTATCTAAACCTGTATCATCGAGTGTTGTGGATAATGTATCAAGATTTACTACCTCACCACTAACAACATTATCTATTTGTGAACCACCATAAGTATAAGTTACAGTCAATGTAATATTACCTGGTGCTT